TAGTGTATGTTCTGTTAACCACAACTCTTAATGTACGATCTAAAAAATCCACAACTGTAATTAAATAGGCCACTTTTTGTGACAACTTTTGTATATCAACATCTGCTTCTAAATATTTGTCAATGTCTGTTCGCATAATTTTTAAATCAAAAGGTTTGGCCTGATACACACTAGGGTCGGCCTTACCAGTATAATATTCCCACTTATCACGTTTAATAGTTCTTAACTCATCTTCTGTACGTGTAAGAAGTAATTTAAACTTAGTATAATGTTTCATATACTTGTTATGTAATTGTGGAGTTTTTAATGATTCTAAATCTAATTCAGTATCATTAATCTTAAGGTCTTTGTCTGCTTCTAATTGTAATTGTTCTAAATCCATAATATAATTATATCACAAAACTATTTAAAAATCAAGTCTAGGTGGTAATCTTAGTTGTTGTTGGTGCATTTATATTGGCAAAATTGTATATACTATATTTGAAAACAACGTCAACTGTTAGATAATTAACATCTGTGGCCTGTTGATTGTACTGTAATCCTCCTAAACTAATAGGAAATAAATCTTTAAATCTTACTTCTACCACAGGATTGTTCTTGTTTGTAAGTACCAATAGGGTTGCGTCGGATAGTGCGGCCCCTTGTGATGGAGCAGGGTACCTTATTTTTCCTATCTCATTACTAACAGAAGATTTACTTGTTGGAAATCTATCTTTACCTGCTTCTAATAACGTATTATAATCTGAATATCCATCAGGAAATCCTAAACCCACCAACCAACCGTGAATTTCTTGATAGTTTTCTAAATTCTCATCTATGATAAATGTCATTTGCAAATCTTGATATTTGAGTTTTTCACCAGGATGAGGTATGTCTTTTAATGGTGTTTGTTGTTCTACATAGTTAATACTGATACCAGGAATATTAATAGCTGTACAAAAGTATTCTACTTTTGGTAACTTAATAATATTAAATTTAAATTGTGTAGGACTAGCATAGTCCAGTTTTGTAGGTTGTCTTGAATATGAGTTTGTAGTAGTCATATTAATATTTAGGCATAAAAAAAGGAGGGTTTTTTAGGCCCTCCTTTTTAATCATTTGTTCAAAGAACAAACTGATATTACATCAAGTTAATAACTTGAACTTTTCTGTAGTATCTGTTTGCGTTAGCAGAACCAGCACCATTGATAGCTGCGTTAGCGTCTGATGCGCCAGCTTCAGCAAATGGATTTGCTTGGATTCCGTAACGTGTTTTGAAACCAATTTTTGGTTGGAACGAGTCTTGACCAACAGCTCTCACCATTTGTAGTGGAACGTATGGACAATAGAATATTCCGGCATCATACTGTGATGTACCTTTATATCCTACAACGAAGAATTGTTTAGCTGTATTTGCATTTGCAGAATACGGATCGATATAAACTTTATATCTACCATTTAATATTCCAGCAAAAGTGTTACCAGTGTCATCAACATTTAAATTGTTGTTTAACGCTGGAGTGTAATCTAATACACCAGCCATTTGTAGAGCAGACGCAACATCTGAAGAAGTTATCAGAATGTTACCTTTTCCTCTACGTGTTCTTTGTGCGATTGTGTTTGCTTCTCTTTCAACTTGGAACATAAGACCTTTGAATCTCTCAACAGACCATCTTCCGTTTGAGTCAGTATCTAAGTCAAATATACCAGACGTTGTAGTACCAGCAACAGCACCTTTTTCTGAATTGATGTAAATAGTTCTTACAACTTCTCTATTGATTTCCGCAAGGATTTCAGCAGATAGAATATTTGCAAGTTCTGTTTCAGCATCTAAACCGTGGATTGCTTTTAAGTCTTGAGCAAGTTCCATAGTGTATTCAGCTTTAAGCGCTCTAGATTTAGCAGTTACAGTCGATTTCTCGATTGAAAATGCCATTTCAGCAAAGCTATTAGCAGAAGAATCACCTAGTGCTTCAGCAGCAGCAGTTGACATTCCTACTCCAGTTGTATAAGTGCCAGCAGGGCTGTCATTTAACAATGCAGGATTTGTTCCTGAATCAGCAGTAGTTGAAAAACCACCTGTAGCTGAACCAGCTTTGTTTCTTCCAGAGTAATCAGTATCAGCAGCATCAAATAATGCTTCTGCGCTTGACGCCTGTGATTGATATTTTGCTCTCATAGCGAAGATCAGTCCAGTTGGACCAGTCATTGGCTGTACGCCAGCTATGTCGTATGCAATAAGATTTGGCATTGCTCTTCTTACTAAAGAAATTAGGATTGGATCCCAATTTTGTATTGAAGATGCATCAGTGCTGTTCATTGGAGCAGCTTCTGACATAAATGCTCTATCTTCTCTTAGTGCTCTCTCTTGGTTTTCCAAGATAACAGCAGTAACCGCTCTTTTATAACTATCCGTAACTTTTGGGAGTTCTGGATGTTCAAGGACCGGTGCCCACTTTTTAACTAATTGTTCAGATAAGTACATATCTTTTTTATTCTCCCTTTATTTTTTAAGACCCAATTTAATGGAATCTTTTGTTTTTGTGATAGCGGCCGTGTAAGCAGTCATAGCGTTTGACAAATCTACGTGAGTAGTTTCGCCTTCGGCAACGTTATCTATTTCATTTTTTGATGAAATCTCTTTTGTTGAAAAGTAAGACTCTTTAATAGTTGTTACTTTTTTCTTAAACTCATCAGCATTAGAATATTCAATTTCTTCAGCTAACTTGTTAAACTTTTCTTTATTAGTATCTGGCAAGTCTTTAGATACAGCATCTACTATATCTTGTCTTGTAAGTTTACCAATTTCAGAATTTAATTTAACATTGTTCTCGATTTGCTCGTTCAATTTCTTGTTAAGCTCTTCGATTTTTGAAGCTTGATCTTCTAACACGTCATATTTTTCGTCTGGTACGTTTATGTAATGATCTTCAAATAATTTTTTAAGACCAGTGATAAAGTCCTCAGCGATTTCACCTTTGATACCTCGCTCAACAGCAAGTTCGTTTGATTTCATCCATTCCTCAACAACGTAGTTTAGGTATGAATCTACTTTTTCAACGAGTTCTGCTTTTGTAGCATCAATATTTTCTTTAAGTTTTTTAGCATAACCTGTTTCCATTTTTGATTTTTCTGTTTTCAATTTTGATTTGATAGCAGCTTCAAATATAGTTGCAGCTTTTGCTTTAAATTCTTCAGTTAATTTTTCATCTCCGATTAATGCTTTTACATCATCAGAAACGTCAATAACTTCTTCTTGTTCTGTTTCTTCTACCTTTAACGTTTCGCCTGGAGTTGCAACTTTAGTAACACCAGCTTCTGTGTCTGGTTTTTTACTAGCGTCAACATCTGCAGCTTTTGCGTTTTGTGCGTCAGAAACTTTTTTGTTATTTTTTGTAGCGTCAGGATTGCTGTCAGTTGCTTTCACAACCGCTGCCCCTAAATCTTGTGCTTCGTTAGAAAGCTTTGTAGGTTCAGCTGCTACAGCATTCTTCTTTGGAGCATCAGCAACAGTTTCTTGTTCAACTATTGTTTCTGCTTTGACTTCTACTTGTTTTTCTGTAGCCATTTGAGAAATCTCCTTTATATTAATTGCAATTAAAATATCTCTCTTTTAATAATGATATTTATAATTTGTTGATTTTCTATTATAATTTACTTAAAAAATCCTTGAATACACTAGCCTTTTTCTCTGCTAAATCAAGTCTTTTTGTCTTAATCAATTCTTGTTTCCAAGATTCTACATCTTGTTCTATAAGAATACCGTTGTTCCATACCCATTCTTTTGTTTCCATAATGCCTTGTACGAAGGCCTCCGGAGCAGATGGGTCTGCCACAATGTCAGCGGCCGTTGCTAAGTAAAAATCTTCTCCTACAAAGTTTTGACCGTTTTTCTGTACTAAGGAACCCATACCTCTTGATGACACGCCTAGTTTAGCGCCTTCATCTATAAGACTTTTTACAATCTTACCGTATGGAGTGTCCATAATTTTTGCTTCACCTATGAAATTTTTTCCTTCTGGATACAACTTCTTAATCATATGTGATACTCTTTCTAAGTTCACAGTTGGTCCTTCTGGATGGCCTAATTCGCCGAATGCTCTATTTTGATTGATAAATTCTTTGTTATATCTTTTGACTTCTTTCATTAAAACGCCGCTTGGATAAACTCTACCATTACGGTTCTTAATGTCTGCTTGTAAGAATATACCCTTAATTGAGTAATTTTTCTTACCGTCTTTTTCTTCTACGATATATGTAGCGTCGTTTATTTCTTCTCTTATAAGTTTCATAGTTCTCTCTCTTACTATTTATAATTATCTAAACTCTATTACTAAAGAATAGTTGTCTCCGTTTGCAAAGTTTTTAGTTGATAATAATACATCACCTGTTGGTGTGGTTGCATTATTTGGTATTTCATTACCAGCTGTTCTAAAATCAAAAAATCCTTGACCTGAAAGTAACAATGCTGTAGCATCAGTTACACCGTCCCATTTTAATTCTACTGCTGATTTAGCATTAGCTGTATTTACAGAATAATAAATCTTACTGATTTTTCTGTTACCATCTTCAGTCATAAAAGTAGTTGTTGAAGCATCTACTTTTAATACATCTGTTTCGCCTGTGCCATCAGATAGATTTGTTAATTTAACCACAAATTTTACACCTGATGTATCAGTTATTATTTGTGTTGTAACTACGTCTGCCATTAGTTTGTAAATCCTGTTTCTTTGTGACACTCTATAACAAGATTATAACTTGTTACATTATCGTCACTTGTTAATAAAATATCACCACTTCCTGTTGACACACTTTTTTTCTTTGGTTCACCAGGTTTTAAACCATAATTACCATTACCACTTATTTCTAAAATTGATTCTTCTGAATCAAAATTAAAATTTATTTTTCCACTACCTTCAACTTCATAATAAACATTTGCTATAGATACTTTTGGTTCACTTGTTGCATTTAATAATTCAGAAGCATCTAATAATAATTGTTCTGTTTCGTTACCTACACCACTAGCTTTTATTATAGTTTTAAAACTATCATCTACCAATGTCGTAGTTGATATAGTCATAATGTATATTATGCGTTCTCAGCAAACCCTATTTTTTGTAGAGTTAATAAAATATATCCTGAAGCACCTACTGTAACGGCCTCAATATCACCGCCTGATGCACCTGCATTTGTAGCTGTATTTTTAATTACAGCACCGTAATAAATTCCAGCACCTGTAATGTCAATTGCATCTACATCAGAAGATGAACCTTTAAATTGTAATTGAACACGACCCACAATACCGTGATTGATATGTGTAATGTGTAATTTTGCACCGTTAGCGTGGTCACTCAAAGCACTTGCATCAACAGCGGCCGCAGTCGTAGCAGTATCGTTGTCAAAGCTTAGTAATACTTTGGCGTGTGTTTTTGTATCAGATAAAATCTTTGTAAATGTTGCCATAGTTCCTTTAAACTCCTATTTGTTCTTTTATTTCTTTGTCAAAATATTTTTCAATATCATCTTTTTTTATATTACGAGATGCCACAACTTTTTCTATGGCTTTATCAAATCTTGTTAACACGTCTGTTTGTTCTGTTTCAATTAATCTATAAATCTCTTTAATCGCTTCTTTCATAACAGGCGTTAATTCTTTATAGGATTTTGAATCCAAAAGATTAGTTTCTCTTAATATATTACTAATCTTGTTTTTCATTTACAACAGGTTCCGTTTTAGGTGCCGGGTCTGCAATCACAGGCTTCGGATCACTGTGTGCTTCTGCTTCAATTTGTCCTTGAAACAATACACCAGCTAATTCTTTTCTTCTTGCCTCTAATGCATCTCCAACTTTATCTCTTAAAGCATCTTTAAATGCTTCGCCAGCTTCAGCTGCTTGTCCTAATGACAACTTGTCAATAAAATTTTTAACTTGTTCACTCATATTTTTCTCCTATTATTATATTTATACTAAAGTTTCAGTTTTTTTAGGTGTTTCTGTACCACCTAAAGAGTCCATACCTGCAGGTTCATAAGGGCCTTCTTTACTTATTTGTCTATCTAAATCTTTAATCTCTTTTTCAGACTGTTTAAAAACAAATTTTCTAATGTATTCTTGTGAAAAATACTTACCTACATACTTTTCTAAACCATCAGCCAAAGCAACACGTTCTTTTAACATTTCACTTTCTTTTAATTCTGCAAAGTGACCATCTTGTAAAAAGTCATATTGAATATTAGCTTGTATTACAGGCCAATCTTCTATAGATATTACACCTTTTAATACTAGTTGTGTCTTTAAAAAATCATTAAAGAGTTCAGTAAATTTCTTTCTTAATCTTTGAACAAACTTAGTAAACTTTAATTCATCTCTTGTAATTTCTGTAGAACGGCCCATACTAAAACCTGTAGCTGGTTCTAATCTACTTACTGGTACATTTAAAGAACGATAAAGTTTTCTTTGGAAATATTCTATGTCGGCCATTTCTCCTAAATTTTGGCCACCAGGTAGAGTAGTAATATCTGTTCCTCTTCCACCTTCTCTTGTTGGTAACCAATAATCTTCCAACATATTCATATAACTTCTATCGTCCCTAATTTCTCCTGTGTTGGCATCATAGACAAGTTTATTTCTATAACGTGCCATTACATCTCTTAAATATTGTTCTGCCTTTTGTTTAGGTAGATTACCAACATCTATTTTGAAAATTCTTCTTTCAGGTGCTCTTGCTATACGATAGATAACAACAGCATCTTCAATCATACGTAATTGATTTACTGGTTTAATTGCCTTATGTAAATAAGACAAGATCATATTTTTGTTTTGATCTACTAGACCTGAAGAACAAAATGCAATTGTATCGGCTGCAATTCTTACACCTGAACCTGATGTTGAACCTGCAACACCTTTTTCATTAAACATAAAGTATTCTTCGTAATCATTCGTAAGAGATAAATCTACAGTGCTTCTCATCTTCTTAAGCTCTCTTACTTTTTTAATTTTTCTAGGATCAATATAACGTAATTCAGTTATACCGTTTTTAGGTGTTTCTCTATCAATAATCTTTTGATAAAATATTCTACCATCAACATACCATCTTTTAAATATCTCAAAACCTTTTGTACTAAAATTCATTAATTTAAGTACGTTTAAAAATTCTTCGTCTATTCTTTTCTTAACTTCGTTACCAAAAGGTATATTTTCTAATGTAACTCTTACAGAATCTTTTTCTTCACTAGAAACAATTGCTTCGTTGCAAATATCTTCTATTGCTTGGTCACATTCTGGATGTAATGAAATTTCTCTATATCGTCTTACAAGGTCGGCTTCGTTCTTAGCCGTGCCTTCCATATCAAGGTAC